GTGCTACCCACATAGACCACGTACCATTTGTCTCGTTAAGTTCCTCATAAGTAAAGTTTATCCAGTGGTTATCCCAATCCATACCATTGACGGTCATATATAAGTCTTTGTACATATACTCATCATACTCACCATCTTCGTTCTCATCAATCCATACATCCGCATAAACCAGCACAGATGTATTATAATCATAGCAATCTGTGTCTATATCTGTCAATACAGATATACCATCAGCTTCTGGGTCTACCCAGAAAACAGATGCATTATCCAGCTCTTCGTTGTACCAACCGGGATAAAAGTGTACAGATGAGTGATTTCCGTGTTCTTCCTCATATTCATCTTCATAATCGCACGAACCATCGTCTTCCGTAGCCTTATCATCGTAATTATTAGCTTCTATATCCATACAACCATAAATAGCAGCGGTTTCGTTCGTAGTACCGTTAGGATTGTCATTTATGACTACGCAACGTCCATCATCGTGAGTAGCTTGACTATTATAATTTTCCGCACCTGGATTAGTACATCCATATATAATAACTAAAAAGTTGCAACTTCCATCATCAAAAGTAGCTTTTGAATTATAATTAGTTGCATCGACCTGTAAACATCCTCCTATTGGACCATCATCGTCATCATTAAAGTAATCACTGAGAATAGTCATATTAGCGCCACCGCTAAGTAGTGCAAGAAGAATAATTGTAATAACCGTTCCTATCTTCTTTCCTACTTTGGTTTCCCCAATCTTATCTGCAGTTTTGCCTATTTGCTCAAAAAGTCCGTCATCTTCGTCTTTTCCTTCTTTAATCATTGCATCTAGTTCCTCTTTTGATAAAACGTTCGTAAACAGGTCATCTTCATCCATTATTTAGATTAAGTTGATGCTACTAAAATTTCCATATCACAAGCTGCTGTATCTGCTAAAGCAGTTATATTTACTAAATCATTTAAACTTACTGTTAATGCAGAACCTCCTGCGTGCATAGTATTTACTACACCAGCAGAAATGTCTCCATTGTAAATGAATGATTGTCCTTTATCCAGTAATACAGCAAATTCAGTTGCATCCTCATCTTTAAATGTTAGTGTAATGTGATTTGTATCATCTAAATTAGTTAATCGAATATATTTTACTGTAGATTCAACAAATGTTCCTGCAGCTACTGCAGTGCTCATAGCTACTACTTCTACTTCTGATGCAGGTACATTAACTATCCTCTTACTTACTTCCGCTATACTAGCTAGTGATAATGTATTTGTTGCTCCTTGATTGGTTCCATTCAGATTTATACTTTCTGTTACTGTTACGGTCATTGTAGCGGCCGTTAGTGTACTTGTCATTAATATTTACCTCTCTTTTTTTTCTTTTTCCTTTCTTCCGCGGCCATTCGCTTCCCAGCTTTGGTATACGGAAAGTGTTTTTTTCCTACTATTGGCATTATTGAGCCTCCTCGCGGGTTCGTAGGTCAGATGAGTCATCATTGCTACTGTCCGCCTTTTTATCGGCCCCTTTGCCGAAATTCATTCCGCCCTGTCCCATAGGCATTGAAACGTCGTTAAAGTAGGTATTTCCTTCGTCTACCAAAGAAAGTTTCTCCATTAACGTCTCTCTCGTCACAATGTTCTTCTCCCAGAACTTTAACCATATCTCAGGCTCGTAAAACTTGCAAAATACAAGTCTACAATCCTGTTCGGTTATGTCAGGGAATATTTGCGTCTCAAAGAATCTTGAGACTGCTCTTTGATACCTAGATATCTGTCTCTCTGCTCTTATTTCCTGTCTAGCGATAAGAGACTTGTTTGCTCCTGTTTGTTCGATTAATCCTATAGATAATAGGAAATTCATCAAAAGTGCTGATACTACGGGCTCCAAATGTTCCATAACTGACAGAAGTCGGCCATCACGGCTTCCTGTGCCCATTGTGCCCATATAGCCAACTTCGTGGTGGTTATCTATTGCGATAACTCCAGTAGTGGCAGTGGCAATCTTGTCATATGCCTTACCAAGGTTCTCCAATGCCGTCTTTTTGTCGGCATCACTATCCAAACCACTTAAATCCGCACGAATTACCTTCAAATTGGCCGCATTTGCCTTCAATGCAGACAAAACATCACGGTCAATCATTTTCATTGCCTTTATTATGTGAAAACACGAACGACCGAATGGAATACCATATGGACTCCTCGGGTCACGTTTTATCCTGCAAAGGGCAATCTGGTCGTCTCTGTAGTCCTCAAAGTTGTCTATTCTCCAGGTTTTCAGGTTAACAGCGAACTTGCTGTCGGTCGATACAGTTACTTGAAGCCATTTAGTGTCTTCTACCTCATTAACCGCCGTACTGGGCGAAATAGAGCTAACTTTCTGGCCCATAATATTATTTGGGCCCCCAGCTCCTTTACCAATTTTACTGGCAGATTTGTTGGATGGGACATTTCCCTTTTTGTCCAATAGGTTAAGACGAATTAAGCGACCGTTCATTGCCTTTATCTGCTTCAATTCACCATCTAACCAGTATTTCTTCAATGCGCCTGTGCCTTCACGTACAACGTTAAGTCCCATCATTTCTACTTCATCATAGGCTAATGGGTCTACTTCAGTGAAGAATTGGCGAACATCGTCAGCCCCGTCTCCGACAAACTCGTAGTCAGTGAACAATTCACCAACAAGATAGTCTACAAGGAACGAAAACCATTCGTTTTCCTCATATTCTATCAATAAATTGTCGTAGAACTTGGGCGGTTCCTTCCCTCTGTAGTCCTTTAATGTAGTATCATATACATCGAATTTCTCAGTAGTCTGGGAAGGATTTGTGTTACTATCGAACCATCCTCCAAAAAAAGGTAATCTCTCTATATCTTCAGGCATAAGAGCACTCCATATACTAAATCTGGAACACTATTCATAGTCATTCCACTCCTCACCAGTATCTTTATACAGTATCGACTGTTCGAGGTGTTTCTGTCGCTTATCTACCCAGATAAGACACCCAGGTTTGCCTACATACTCCACTATATAACCGTATTTCTTGGCATATGTTTCCAATGCCCAGTGTCCTTCGCCAAAGTATATGAAACCACATATAATTCGATGTAATGTACCTAATGGTATATCAAGTTCGTCCTCAAGGGTGCGATAGCTCTGATACTTGCCCTGATTTCTATAGCACCAACCGAGTATAGCTATGCAGTCGTTCTCCACATTACCCTGAAACATACTCATTCCATACCCCACGTATGCATCCCAAGGAATGGTTGTTGCACATCTGCTGACAGGGATAGCATAGCTAATGCCATAGAATCGAGCAAATCGATTTTACCACCTACTGGTTCCTTGAATTTGAGGTAGTTCGAGCTGCCTTGGACCTTCTGTACCACCACTCCGTCGTGTTCTAACAGGAATTTGGTCCAGAATGGCTCGGAATTAGGCACTTTAAGGCGCCCATCCATTATAATTTGCCGGTGATTCTGCATCATCTCGTGTTTATAGGGCCCAGTCATCCATACTCCCAGAACTTCCTTCTTCTCTGCCGTTTCATTGCTATATATGCGGGAACTAGGTATAGCTCCTCTACCTTTGCATAAATCGGCAGTGACCTGTATGCCGGCGGCGGTCGCATCAGGGAATATTCTATACATACTCTCCCCGTACGCGTGGTATATCTGTTTTATGCGTTTTATGATGGGGTCATAGTCCCGGCTCCCCTTATCTGGGGGCACAGGAGATATTTCTTCCCAGAAAACAAGCCGCGCAATGCTGTCAGTTATCTCGAACACAGTGATTTGGGTAGCATTCAGCAGTAATCCATAGTCAATTCCCATAACATACCGCCTTCCTCCCTCTGCTTTAAGCGTTAACGGCCAATCCTCGGTCCCACACTGTTCCAAAAACAGTTTTGGAAAGAATTTTCCGGCCGCTTTAGGGAATTCTCCCATATTCTCAGCAACAAAGTCCTCATTCAACATACAACAGTTGTTGCATTTCCAGCCATCTATCTCCGCGTCCTTACCATATGTGTGCTTTCCGCAGAATCCTTTCTTCAGAACCCACTGGCAGGGGATATTCAACCTCCTAAAACGGTTCTTTATATAACTATTAGTGATACAACCAGTGTCTATGGCCTCCCATACATTCATATGATGAGTGCCATACTCATCTGGCATCTTCTGATAGCTCTCCCACTCTATCTCCAACTCGGGATTGGCTACTGTCTTTGGCGTACCAACCATTATCATCTTCTTCTCAGTGTACGCATCCGCCATCATATCGTCAATAACAGTGGTACGAACCTCCTTGGTTACCAACTCTATCTCGTCTACTACGAAGAGAGACCCCTTGTTACCACGTTTTGTATCTGCCTTCTGACTTTGCGCCAAGTTCGAAGCTACTACCTCGGACTCATTCTTAGCGAAACGTATGTATTCCTTCCCATACGTTCCCCGCTTGCCTATACCTGCGTGCAATTGAGCATATTCATTCATCAGATAGTCGCAACGCTTCAACGCCTTCCATATATCCTCCATAATGAACAACTGGTCCTGCGTAGGTGCAAAGATGACTGCCCTTGTACCATCATCACGACACATCTTCCATAGTATATAAGCACTCAATAAAGCACTCTTCCCTATCTTACGGGGCTCTATGAAAAGATTTACGTCGTTCTGTTCAAAAATCGCAGCAGCCTCAGATTGCCAAGGAGAAGGAAACATTGGCTTCCTGTTATCAAGCCGAATGTAAGATACACAGAATAAGTCAAAATCATCAAGAACTCTTGCGTGATAATCAATGGTGTCCGTACAATCGTCGGCCACTTCGACCAATCTCTTAAAAATCCCATAATTGTGACTGAACCGTATTTCTGTATTCGACTCCTCCTCGACCGTCTTCTTTGCCTCGACCAGAACCTGGCCGAAATCAAACATATCTATTTAGCGCCCTTGGCTGCGTCCCGTATAATCTTTCTTACAGTTCCCTTGGCCTTCTTCTCCGTATGGTCAAAAGACTCCAGTATTACCTGCTTCAATATTTCGTTCTTTACGTACTTGGAACTTGCGTCATCCAAAGCATCCCTCATCTTGGGTGTCAAATGTTCGTCATATAATGCCATTATCTCAGAATCATATCTTCCAATTAACTTCGTAACCAGAAACCTGAACTGAGGTACATAACACCATCCATATAATGAAATTGCCGAACATAGGATGCCCAATACTAGAAAGACCTCGATATTGTCTGTCAGCATACTCGAAAGTGCCTCTACCATACCACTGTCATTACTAGTCTCGTTCATTGTTGTATTATTTGTCATTTTCTTCTACCTCCTCGTAGTCTATATCAACAGCTGCCAAAGGTTTCTTCCATTTAAGCTGAACGTCCCCATCGTCACCTTTGAGCTCTAATAAAAGCTCTTTAGCATTGGACAAACTGTCCTCGATGAGCCCCTTCTTCTTGGACTTGTCAAGATAATTGAGAACATACTCGTTTATCTTTCGCAAACGTTCGTTAGTTGTCTCGAACATTGCTAACTCCTCAATAGATTTGTCATAGGCCCAAGCGTCATAACGTTCTAACTGCATTAACATTGCTGCTATTCTACTACATTCTATCATATTAAAATGTAGTGCAGGGTCTTTATCTAATTCAGATAAATAGAACTTATAACGTTCGTAATCTTCTGGCACCTGTTTGATTTTACGTACCAATGCTAATGGAGCATCAGTAGTAATTATGTTAATAGGTTTGTACCTATTAAGTCCGTGCTCTTTTTCAGCGGACATATTCCTATATATACATTTGGAACTATATAAAGGTTACGGGGGGTTGTAAGGGGGTGACACGCTAGCTATTAAAAACTGGTTTCAAAATTCTGGTCAGCTCTCTACTCACTAACGTGGGGGAGTTTAATTACTAAGACGCACCGATATCTTTGAATTAATATGATTATATCTATATGTATTATTTATCCATACCATACCCTAACGCGCTCAACTACCTATGGGCTTATATACTACTACTGAATGAATGATTGATGAGACAAGACGAACAGGACTTAGAGAGCTGGGCAAGGGCCAAAGGTGGAGTAATATACAGGAACTCCAGAGGAGAGACCATACTATTGATTGGTCACACTACAAGGGTGATTGACCAATGAGACGTAGACATATGATAGTAGAGGGCGACAAGATAGCTATGACCCTATGTGGCCACCAACTATCGAGAGGGGAAGTATACCACCAACGTAAGAATACGTGGGACCGTGTCAACTGTAAGAGATGCCTTCATAAGAGAGGGTTCGATAATCGAGACCTAAAGATAGTGCATACAGTATACGAATACAGGGGCGACCACAGGGGTGGCGTGCCCTGATACTAACCATACCCTAACCGTGATAGGTATCCAGTGGAGGTGGGTCTCACCTCACAAATGTACTCCGCTGGGTATCCACGAAAGCACTACCTTATTATTTATTA